AAGGTATTGCTTTGGATGTAGTTTTCGGTGCAACTGGTACAAATGTCTGTGCGACTGTTGCAACTACAAGAGGAGATTGTGTAGCAATCAATAATTGTGCGCCAGGACAAGCAGCCAGTGCCGCGAGTTTTGTTGGAACAGCAGACGAATTTAATATCTGTGTATTTGGACAAAAGAAACACCTTAACATCTCAAGAAGTACCACGAATAATTATGGTACATCAGATTCACCAAACTATATTACCACAAATATAGCCGCAGATGTTGCAGGATGTATTTGTAGAAACGATAAACTCGGTGACCCTTGGTGGTCACCTGCCGGATTTAAACGAGGAACAATCTTAGATGTCGTAAGTCTTATTGATAATCCAACAGATGCTGAAATGGACACAATGTATGACCTCAAGATTAACCCAGTTACCACCTTCCCAGGCGAAGGAACAGTATTGTTCGGGGATAAAACTGGTGCAGAACCAACAAGCACTTTAAGTAGAATTAATGTATCCAGACTCTTTATCTACCTCAAGAAGACAGTCGGTGCGGCCGCAAGAGATAAACTCTTTGAATTCAATGATGAAATAACAAGAGCATCGTTTGTAAATGCGGTAGTTCCAGTTCTTCAGACTATACAGAGTCGTAGAGGAATTTATGACTATAGAGTTGTTTGTGACGAAACCAATAATACTTCAAGCATCATAGATTCAAATCAGTTTGTTGCTGATGTTTATATTAAACCAGCAAAAAGTATTAACTTTATCAAACTAACATTCACAAATAAATCATCTGGTGATGACCTAACTGGTTCACTAGTAAGTTCAGGGCTCACACCCTAATAGAATAGATAAGATTACACATTAAGGAGTAATATCACATGACACATAAAATGGACATAGACACCTTCAAGACCAATTTTGATGGTGGAACTCGACCAAATAGGTTTGTAGTTAATTTGACAATGGGCCCATACGGTACTGGTGGACCTGCCTTTGAATTTCACTGTAAAGCCGCGTCGATGCCTGCTGAAACTGTTGGTATACTTCAAGTTCCGTTTCGTGGTCGTGTTGCTAAACTTCCTGGCGACAGAGCATATCCAGAGTGGAATATCACAATGATTGATGAAACCACATTCGGAATTCGTGACCACTTTGAGAGATGGCATTCAGATTTTAACTTCCATAAAGAAAATATCGTTGCTAGTCCTAGTGTTTTATCAGGCACAGGCGCACATTTTGGTACTGCCACCGTCCAGCAATTGGATATGATGGGTAATGTTATCAGATGCACACGACTGATGCGAACATGGCCTGTAGAAGTTGGAGCAATTGATTTGAGTTTTGATGTAGCAGATACATTAACAGAATATTCAATAACTCTTGCATACGACTATCTTGAAAAGTGTTAATGGGGTATCATTTCTAGATGATGATTAAAGTATTATACATATAGTAACAATCATCATAAGGAATTTATATTATGCCCATACAACTTTTTGGTTACAGCATAGGGAAAAACAACCCTGTAGAACCGCAAGAATCGAAGAAACAAGAATCATTTGTAGCACCAGATAGTTACGATGGTACTTATACATTAGAAACCGGCGGAGTTTTCGGGACACTCGTAGATTTCTCTGGTTCTGTTCGTGATGAAAACAATCTTATAATGCAATATAGGAATATGTCGTTATTCCCCGAAGTAGACCAAGCAATTGAAGATATTATTAACGATTCTATTATACTCGATAAAGACAGTAAACCAATTAAACTAGATTTAGAATCTGTTAAGTTATCCGATAATATTAAACATAGAATATATGATGAGTATGATGGTATTCTACGAATGTTAGAATTCCACAGAAAGGGAGTGGATTTATTCCGAAGGTGGTATATCGATAGTAAGTTATATTATCATATTGTTATTGATACGGATAACCCCCAAAAAGGAATTAAAGAACTTCGTGCAATAGACCCAGTTAAGATTAAAAAAATTAGAAAAGTAGAAAAAGAACAAAGACATATTGGTACTGGTAGAGTTCCTTTTGTGAAAAAGGTAGAAGAATTTTATGTATATACAGATACCAGTAAAGATTCAGTATTTACCACACCAACATCAGGTATCAAAATTTCAACAGATTCTATCTGTTATGTGCATTCTGGTGTTATAGATTTATCAACAAAACGAGTGGTCGGATATCTACAAAAAGCCATACGACCAACAAACATGCTAAGACAAATTGAAGATGCGGTAGTTATTTACCGAATATCTCGTGCCCCAGAAAGAAGAATATTTTATATTGATGTGGGTAATCTTCCAAAGAATAAAGCAGAGCAATATCTTCGTGATATTATGAATCGATATAGAAATAAACTGACATACGATTCAGGAACTGGCAAAATTTCGGATGGAAGAAACCACCTTCACATGCTAGAAGACTTCTGGCTGCCAAGACGAGAAGGTGGACGAGGAACAGAAATTACTACACTTGACGGTGGACAAAATCTCGGTGAAATGGAAGATGTGGATTATCTACTCAAGAAAGTTTACCGTTCTTTGAATGTTCCTGTAAGTCGAATGGAAGCAGAGAGTGGCTTTAATATGGGTCGTTCTGCTGAGATTACTAGAGATGAAGTAAAGTTCTATAAGTTTATCGAAAAACTAAGAATGAGATTTTCTGATATGTTTCTTCAACTCTTGCGTGTTCAACTTATACTCAAGGGTGTAATGTCACAGGAAGATTGGGATAAAATCTCTCCAGATATTCAGTTTATATACAACCAAGATTCATATTTCTCGGAACTAAAACAAACAGAATTAATGAAAGATAGGTTGGATGTACTTACCCAAATGGAGGAATATGTTGGTAAATATTATTCTACAGATTGGATACGAAAGAATGTTTTACAACAATCCGAAGAAGAAATTGCAAAAATTGACGAACAAATACAAAAAGAAGGTTCTAATCTAGAGCCAGAAGAAGAAGAAGAAGAAGGATAATATTAATGGATAACGAAAAAGATTATATGGATGATATGGTTGCTTCTGTGTTTGACGGAGATAAAGAAGAATTTTATTCTGCGTTCAACTCTGAGGTTGGCGAAAGAATTGGAGAAAAATTAGCAAATAAAGAGATGGAAATTGCATCTGATTTACTAGATACTTCAGAGGAAGAAGACCAATGAAACCTATAACATATAAATTTAAATCAGCATCAGACGCTAAGAAATTTGTGTCGGCTATTACCGTTGCCGGAATCAATCAAAGGAATGTTAGGGCAATCAGTAAAGCAGGAGGTAAAACTGTATCGATAGCAGGAGTCAAAGACAAAGAAATGGTCACTATGATAGGTTTTCTAGCAAAAGAAATGAAAGCAATAAAGGAAGAAACTACAATGAATGACATCATATCATCAATACAAGAAGCACTAGAAAGTGAAAATGGTGTAAATTTTGAACCCAAAGACGGAACAAACATACATATTACACAAGAAGATGCAACTAATCTCACTTCTGTGCATGATACTCTAATCGAGGAAAATCAAAAGAAGATGAGAGCATTATTAGAAGAATCCGAGGAAGACTATACAAAAGTATTAGACTTCTGTAATAATCAATTTGACGAATAAGGGTAGTAAAAATGACAACAGAAAACATCATCAAAGACCTACTAGACGGAAACATTTCGGATGCGAAAGAAGCAACCGAAAACCTTTTATACTCCAAAGTAAATGAAATGCTTAATGGTGTAAAGGAATATGTGACTGATTCTGTATATGGTGTATGCGAAGCAAAGAAAAAGAAAGATGATGACGAAGAAGAAACCAAATATGCCAAGGATAGTGATGCAGAAAATGATTCAGAAGATGATTCTGGTGAAACACTTGACGCTGTAGGTGACGCAGATAGTGATGTTGACAATGACGGCGATTCTGATGAGTCTGATGAATATCTAAAGAACCGAAGAAAGGTTCGTAAGAAAGATATTGAAGATGAGGAAGAAGTCGATGAAGGTACTAAAAAAGGTGATGGTAGAGCAGAATTCATTTATGGAATAAAAGTTGATAAGTACAATAAATTAAGTGATAGTTTAAAAGCAAAACTAAAACAAAAATGGCATTCCGACCAATCAGAACAAGAAAAGGAAAAGGTCAAAGCATGAAACTAATTACTGAAATGACAGAAGATGTACAACTTCTTATTGAAGAAGATAAGAGTACTGGTGTAAAAGAACACTACATTCAGGGTGTCTTTATGCAAGCAGAGCAAAAGAATCGTAATGGTAGAATTTATCCTCTAGATATTATGAGTAATGAAGTAGAACGATATAATACAGATTTAGTATCTCGTAATCGTGCAATGGGTGAATTAAACCACCCCCAAGGTCCTACTGTGAATCTTGACCGTGTTTCTCACATGATTAAAGACCTGAAATGCGAAGGTAATGATGTTATAGGTAAAGCAAAACTTCTTGATACTCCTATGGGTAATATAGCAAAGAACTTAGTCAATGAAGGCGCACAACTTGGTGTTTCCTCTAGAGGTATGGGTTCACTCGAAGAAAAGAATGGTGTGAATTATGTAAAAGACGATTTCATGCTTTCCGCAGTAGACATTGTTGCAGACCCATCTGCACCTGGTGCATTTGTAAATGGTATCATGGAAGGTAAAGAGTGGATTTGGGATAATGGTGTTATTAAAGAAAAAGTAATTAATGAATATTGTAAAATGATTGAAAAGGCATCTGCTAGAGAATTAGAAGAAAAAGCCATTTTTGCATTTAAAGATTTCATGTCAAGATTATAAGGAACATATGATGGAAAAATCTATATTACAACTTTCAAAAGAATCTCTTACTGAATTATCTTCTTTACCACATTTAAAGACAAAACCAAAACCAGAAGCAAGACCAGGTACGGCTGGTAGAATAGGTCCGGCAACACTTCCAAAAGACAAGAAAAAGAAAACAGAAGTGGGTTCAAAGACATCAGACCGAATAATTTCAAGAGTAGGAAGTCTTGCAAAGCGCGCATACAAGAGTGACACTGGTCAAAGGATTGTAAAAGACTTGAAAGGACATGCAGTTGACACGGCCATAGGCGCCGGTAAGGATATTATAACTGGTATTGGGAATAGGTTAGCAGGAAGAAAAAACAGATAACATATAAGTAGTCTACCAAAAGGTCGGTAGAATAATTAAAAGATATATATAAGTAGATAGTTTAAATAAACAAGACTACAACAAGGAGTTAAGTAAACATGTCCGAAACAGAATATTATACAACAGAATTATCAGAGATGGGGAAGAAACCTGAAACTCCCACCCTTGATACATCAAGTGAAGAAGACCCAAAACTCTATCAGGACGCTGAAGGCGGTCATGCTAAAATTGACACAGATAAAGGCACTTCTCAAGGTAGTAACGAGTTAAAAGGTAAAGCAAAGGCATCGGCAAAAATTGAAAAACCTGTGTCGAGTGGTTCTTCTCAAGAGAGAATGGAACAACACTTGACTGCACTCTTTGATGGTGAAGACCTTTCGGAAGCATTTCAAGGTAAGGCTGCCACAATCTTTGAGGCTGCAATTAACGAACGAGTTGGTATATTTGAAGATGCTATTATAGAACAATATCAATCACATCTTACAGAATCTATTGAAGAAACAACTAAAGACCTAATAGAAAAATTAGATGACTACTTAGGTTATGTCGTTGAACAATGGATGGAAGAAAACGCACTTGCTGTTGAAAATGGCATTCGCACAGATGTTGCAGAAAACTTTATCTCTGGTTTGAAAACATTGTTTGAAGATTCGTACATTGATATGCCAGACGAAAAGTATGATGTTCTTGGCGATGTTACAGATGCAAACGAACAACTAGAAGATGTTCTAAATTCAGCATTAGAAGAAAATATTGCACTTCGTAAAGAAATCGTTGCACATCGATGCGGTGAAGTTTTTGCTGAAGAAACAGATGGTTTGACTGATGTAGAAGTTGATAAACTTGCTACACTATCTGAAGGTCTTGAATTTGAAAACGAAACGCAATATCGAGAAAAGATTAATGTACTTAGAGAAAGTTACTTCACAAACGCCCCCTCAACAACAGAAGAATTAGTTGAGAGCGCCGGTGCAAGCCAACTTAATCCAGAATCAGGAAGTCCAATGGACGGATATATGAACTCAATTCATAGACACAGTAAAGCAGATAGAACATCTTAAAACCAAGATTTTTATATATAAGAAAGTAAATGAAACTAACAAGGAGAATCTATAATGGATTTTAATCAACAAAATAGCACAGCAGACGTACTTGCTGAAAAATGGGCTCCAGTACTGGAGCATCCCGATTTACCAAATATTAACGACAATTACAAACAAAAAGTAACTGCCGTTCTTTTGGAAAATCAAGAAAACGCACTACGAGAGCAAGCACTTCTCGAAGCACCTGCAAACGCAATGGGTGGTGGTGGTTTCACCGTTACTCAAGGCGCACAAGCAGGTTCTACAAACCTCGCAGGTTACGACCCAATCTTAATCAGTTTGGTCCGTCGTGCAATGCCAAACCTACTTGCATATGACCTTATTGGTGTTCAACCAATGTCAGCACCAACAGGTTTGATTTTTGCAATGCGTTCCAAGTATGACTCACAAAGTGGTGCAGAAGCATTGTATCAAGAAGCATTCTCGAAATTCTCTGGTGCAGGTAACACTTCAGTTGGTGGTGCAACACTTTCAACAGGTGGTATCAACCCAACAAGTGCCGCACTAACAGGTTTCCGTGCATTGCTAACAGCAAGTGCTGAAGGCCTTGGTGACACAACTACATTCCGAGAAATGGCATTCAGCATCGAACGAGTTGCTGTAGAAGCCAGAACTCGTGCATTGAAAGCAGAATACACAACTGAACTCGCACAGGACTTGAAAGCAGTCCACGGTTTGGATGCAGAAAGTGAACTTGCTAATATTCTTAGTACAGAAATCCTTTCTGAAATCAACCGAGAAGTTGTACGAAGCATTTATGTAACTGCTAAAGATGGTGCCCAACACGCAGACTTAACGACTGCGGGTACTTATGACTTAAATGTTGACTCTGACGGACGATGGAGTGCAGAACGATTCCGTGGTTTGATGTTCCAATTGGAACGAGAAGCCAATGTAATCTCGAAGCAAACTCGTAGAGGTAAAGGTAACTTTATTCTTTGCTCCTCAGATGTTGCTTCCGCACTCGCAATGGGTGGTTGGTTGCAACTATCGCCAGCACTCAACACCAATCTTGATGTTGATGATACTGGTAACACCTTTGTAGGTACACTAAATGGTAAGATGAAAGTTTATATCGACCCATACAGTGCAACAACAACTGGTGGTAGTGATGTTAACTTCGCATGTGTTGGTTACAGAGGTAGCAACCC